TTTAAGAGATAGTTCAAATCTGCATCTTGCTCGATATTCCCGGTAAAATCTTTCTTTAATAGTGGGAATCGCGCGATATCCCCAGCGATGATGGTTACTGCGGTTAAGATATCGCTGTTCTTTAATGCAGATATCCCCGTGTATTCTGGGGAGTAGTTGCCAGACAACACGGAAGAAATGTAATCATCGTAAGAGGGTTTGGTTGATCCCAATGGTTGAAAGAAACTCATATAATCTCACCTCCTTTCTATCCATCAGAATCAATGTTTCTTATGTTTTTGTTCAAGTAGTTTAATTCGATCTGCTAAAACCTCAATAACATCTACTGTGTCTTGCGTAAATTTAAAGAAATCATTCTCTAAATATTCGATACGTTCCAACAACTCATATTTCTTCTTGATCCGTTTCTTCATCGCGCACCCCCTCTATCGATATAGATTGCTAAAATAATCAAGATCAATCCAGTTGAAATAAATCCAACTATTGGATTAACCAAGAAAAGACCGTAAATTAAAAATCCTATGCCGATTAGCAGTAGGATCGTGTGTATATATTTAAGTAAGATCAAAATAGGCTACCTCCTCCCAAAATTTTCTCATTTGTCCAGTAACCAGACCCGTCAAACGGTTCAAGGTAGCATACCGCATAAGCATCTAATAGGGCATCTAGTGGGTCGATCTTGTTGCTATTCTTATCCTTATCAATACGCATACCGTTATTATCGACTTTGACGCGCGCATTATTGATAGCCATCGTGAGCAGTTGATTTCCAGCGTGTTTGATTGTGCCTTTTAAGACTTCGTCTCGTAGTTGTCTGGTTGGCATATTTAATACCATCGTGTTTTGTCTCACCTCGATTAGTGGCCATTCTGGATGCCGTTTCTCAATCATCGCAATCAATGAGCTAAATTGGTATGGGTCAAAGCATATCGCCTGTAATTCCCATTCATTCATATAGATCATTTCTTCCAATTTCTCAAGTACACGCTCATCATCAATCACACCACTTTCGAGAGTTGTGATTTCACATTCTCCCATACGTTCTAAATTCGTATAAGAAACACCGTCACGCTTTTCTTTGGCCACCAAACCGTATTTAGTAGCTACGAACGAAAAGCTATCACAAAACCAATAATCATCCATCTGCGCCATCGTAGAAATTGCAAATAAGTCGTTAACCTTACCAACATCGACGCCAATCCAAACTCTACGCTTGCGTGTGTTTGGCTTTTCATCGAGTTTAGCTTGTTGCCAGCTCGTTTTATCCATATACGAGCTTTCAGATGATTGTCGCCACATATTAAAGTTTTTAACCAGCACTTCATTCACTGTACCCGTCTCAAGTGATACTTTCCTACGCTTTCTTAGGTAGCTCATCATCTTATCATAGAGCGCTTCAACTTCTAAGATAGGGTTTGATTTTATCCAGTTGGCTTCATCTTTGATTTCATCTTCATTATCTTGCTCTGCGACAAATACAAAGTAACCATCATCGGTTATTTCTTCATTTAAAATCCGTTCGATGTATGGATACTCAACTGCGTGCATTGGTACGTTCAAATCAAATCCAGCGGTTGAGATAATCAGAATTAATGGATTATCCAACTGCCCTTGACCAGATTCAAGCAATTCAATCATTTCATTTGTTTTCGATGCTGCAAACTCATCTAAAATGCCTACATACGGCTCAAATCCATCTACTGCCCCTGTTTCACGGCTTAATGCACGTACATAACTTTCATCATTCAAGTTTCTGAGTTCGTCACGCACTATTTTAGTAGCCTTTCTGATATCGTCATTTTGACTTCTTAGCGCATCTAACTGTTTACGAACCATGTCATACGCGATACGTGCCTGTGCTCGTGTGTTAGCTGTACAAAATAACTGTCGTGACATCGCTGGATTACGACCAAATAAAAACTCGTATAAAGCAATACCAGCCACAAGAATCGTCTTACCATTCTTACGGGCCAGTGATATCAAAGCCTTTCTGAATCGTCTGATAGTCTTATCTGACTTTCTGCGCCAGCCGTACAGACTAGCAACAATAAACTTCTGAAACTCTGCTAATGGATAAGGTTTACCAGTTTTTACGTCTGGGAGGATTTCAATAAAGTCAATCGGGTTCTGCGCCATTTCTGGAAAGTAGTCGTAGTCGCTGTTTGGAATATTTTCCAAATCTCTCATGTGTCGTTTGCAAGCCTTATAGACTTTCGCACTCACTCTACGCTTACCGTCCAGTACTTCTTTCGCGTACTTATAAGCTACATCTTGATATTTCTTATCTACGATTGTTTTCATCCTCCTTTCCGACAAAATACAGACCGTGTAGGAATCGAACCCACAACTGCAAGGTTGGAACTTGCCGTGTTGCCATTACACCAACAGCCTAAATTAAAAAGGAGGTGTTACCCTCCAAATTTATCAAATATACTGGTTTTCTTTTCTTCTACTTGCGGTACATACAACTTCATTCGGCTGTCCACGGTCAAACCAAGCTGTGATGCTGCCCGTGTTAAGTTAGTAGTCGCACGTTCTAAGCTATAGAGCATTTTATTTGGTAAAACCTTACCGCTGCTTGTTTCATATACGTATCCCTCTTTCTGCAATCCGCGAGAGATTTCTTTATAGACAGCATACCACGTACAATAGGTTTCTAAAATCGCTCGATCAAGATTTCTGAGGGGTAGCTTTCTGAGATCATTAATCACACGCTTATATTCTGCTTTAGCGATCGCGTCAAAGTGTTTTGGTGGTGTGATCTGCAACGCTTCCAAACCATCAGAAGCCTTGTCCTCGATCTTCTTCCGCGCAATCTTCTCTTCTTTGGTTAAATGACTTTTAGTAGTCGCTACCAGCTTCATTTTTCGTCCCAAATTGACACCTCCTTTACTGAAATGACTTTTCAAAAACGGAATTTTTCGTACAAAAGAGGCCGCGTCCTTTAAATCACGAACTATATAGCCCCGTTCATAAAATCGCGGGGGTAAATTACGAACATTAACCCTATATCTTTTTATTTTCATTCACCCAACACCCGCGGATGGGTTCGGTTGGTTGACACGAACGACAATCACAGTAGATTGTTACGATAGAGAATTGCTCTCTTATCATTACATCTTTTACAACTTGCTTTCAGATTCGTTCTATCTAATCTTCGATTCCAATCAGCTTTCAATGGAATCACATGATCTGACATCGTTGCTTCGTCTCCACAATATTCACATACATAATCATTCTCAAGTAGAACCAATCGAGATAATGCTTTCCATTCTTTTGAATTATAAAATGCTTTGGCTTCTCGATCGTACTTCCATCGCATACGATTGTATTCCCTGTACTCGTCTTGCCTTGATCCATAGTCAGACAATACTCGCTTACCTCTTGACATAGTTAGCTTCTGTGGTCTCATGTTATCACCTTTTAAAACAACAAAAGAGATCCACAAGACTATTGCAGATCATTGGTACTAAATAAGGAGACAAAACAATTAGGTTTGCGAACGTTTCTGCTGCCTTACGAATCTCTTTCTGTATACTATATTATCAGCTTATGTGTATCATTTGTTAACGTTTGGTTCAATTCTTAAATGTTCGATTGCTTTTGTTCTCGCTCTTTGAATTGTCGCATGAGAACAATTTAATTCTCTTCTGGTTTCTTGCCATGAGTAGCCATTAACGTACATTAATCTCAACACGATATTCTCCAGCGGGTCATCTAAATCCTCGATGGCATTAATCAAGCGCGTGCGTTCTTCCATGAGCTGATTGATTTCTGCACGGATCTTCTCTGCCCCGTCAATGATTTTTATATTTAAATCTTCCGTGGCATTCCCACGCTTACTACCCTTCGGCTCATCCGAATAGACCTGCCCCTTTAAAATAGCAGACTTGAGGTTTTCGATCTCCTGCCGTTTGGATTTGATTTTGATATCAATATACTTCAATGCAGATAGTCTACTTGCTATATTCATTCGTTGCCCTCACGATAGATAAGTAGACACTCGCGATCATTAAATGGAACGCAGTCCACTACACGTTGATTTACTTTATAATCGACTGCCTCGATCTTAATATTAGGATTCTCATAAAAGAACGCATCCATCTGAGCTGTAAGTGACGCACTGCTAAATGCTCCCTCAATAAATAGTTTTGATTTCATTTGTCCCTTCCTTTTAAAATGGAATTTCTTACTTTGGATTTCTTTCCAGATTTCTTCATCTTGTGTCATATCATCCACCCACTCCATTCAAATCAGCTACCTCTTTCAACTCTTCTGCCCGTTGCCGTTCACGCATCTGATACTCACTATTTAGTTTGTTTAAAATCACATCCTGCGCATTGGTTCGATCAGTCAGTCGCTCAATAGATATCTCATGCTCTTGTACCGTCCATTCTAAGTCATGACATTTAGTATTTAGATCATTGATCCGTGTGTTGAGATTGATACATACGATCAGAAATACCAGCGATACCGTACCAAGGATCGTATAAAATAGTTTATTCATGCTTGTCCTTTCTATTCTTAAAAGCTATCACACCAGCCCAGATCAAGCCAGAGAGCCAGACTGCTGCAAATAATAAATAGATAAAGTTTTGTAGGTCCATCTTACTACCACAAGACACCTTTCAATCTGTTAAATTCTTCCTTTGGGATATCTGATTTAAGAGTTATCTCAAAATTTCTAAAGCCAATTTCACCGGTTGACAACTTGCTTGCGTTAACATTCCCAGAGTTAATGTTTCTAGCATCTGGAATACATTTTTCAATAATGTTTCCTATTCCAATGAATGTCTTACCGCCATCTGTGCTGAATTTCAAACCTATTGGATGGCTGTTATATAATTTACGATATTTCCTAATCAATCGTTTTCTTGTTTTATTTAATGACATGTCTTGTCTCCTTTGTAATTCTATTTCTTTCTGCTCTCAATTTTAAACTAGTGTTAATGCCAAAATATACCAGTGTTATTTCTTCTTCCCACTGACTCTTAGCATATGGGTATCTGTTTGGTCGTGTCA